CTCCACCAAACAAGAAATGTTAGTGCTAATAACACTAGCAGCCTGCAAAGCATCAACCACATGCATCGTCAAAACGCCGGTAGGGTTCACAAAAGAAGTGAATAACTGAGGTGAAATGTACGGAACACTAAACTCAAAAACATTACCATCACGAAGGTTAAAAATAGCAGAATAGCCAAAGGGGTTAGGCCCAAGAGTACCATAATCAGCAATAGAAAGAGTAGTGACATTTCCACTAAGACGAACAGTCTCTCCATCATTCGCTGTAGTTGGCGCAAAATTAACCATAACTCGACCACCATGTAATTTAGCCTTAGCAAAAGTAAACTTAAACTTCAAACCACCACGCCAAAACTTAAACATTTGACCGAAGAAAAACAAGTTACTAGCAAGAAAACTGTTGTTCGCTGCAGTAGCAATGCTCTTAGGAAAACCATTAATAGAAGGAGCAGTAGCAGCAGAACGAAAATAAAAACAAGAAGGTGAAATGGGACAAGCATACAAAAGTGTGCCTGCAGGGTTAGAAACATCCATCAAAAATCTATTGATCTGAGACGGCTGCTTCTTAATATAATGTAAAGACATCTCGTCAACGTCAGAGCCGGCAAACATTGGACTAACGCCTAAAGTGTTAGAAGCCAAAGGACCAACAACAAGAGAACCAGAAGGAATGTCAGTGTTGTGCTCATTAATGTTATCGTTTCGCTGCATACGCATAACGGGGTCAGTAATAGTAGGCCTAGCAAAGCCAAAAGATCTAATAGTACCAGCTGCCTTCTCAAGAAACCAAGAAGTAGGACCACCAATAGAACTCAAAAGAGGAACACCTTTAGAAACATAACGCGCCACTCGAGACATAGCCATAGTGGCTGAAGAAAAAGGGTGCGACTCCTTCTCAAATTCCTCTGTAACTGGAGCGAGTCTACGACCACTCTGAAAGTTAAAAGTACTAAATGAAATGGGATCTGCACCGAAAAACTCAATATCCTCCAAATGGACATAAATCTGATAGTGGGGTGCGGTCATGCCTG